TTCGGGCACAATCCGCGACAACATCCTGCCTTTACCATATAAAGAGCCAAGCCAAACTTTGTACGTATTGCTTCAAAACATTGTGGATGAAGGCCGCAGGTTTGCCGCTACCGCTGATATGAAGGTGTCTGACATGAGTGGCAACGCTCCTGTCGGTACAACACTGGCACTGTTAGAAAGACAACTCAAGGTGATGACGGCTGTTCAGGCTCGTGTGCACTTTGCATTGAAGCAAGAGTTAGGTCTGCTTAAGAACATCATCCGTGATTACTCTGATACTGATTATTTGTATGAGCCAGAGGGTACAAAAGGCCCCCGTGCCAAGCAGTCTGACTACCAGCACGTAGATGTAATTCCTGTGTCTGACCCCAACGCCGCGACCATGAGTCAACGTGTTGTGCAGTACCAAGCTGTGATTCAGATGGCGCAGATGGCGCCGGACATCTATGACTTACCACAACTGCACCGCCGTATGTTGGAAGTGCTTGGTATTAAGAATGCAGAAAAGTTGGTGCCGCTGGAAGAAGATCAGAAGCCCACAGACCCTGTGTCTGAGAACCAGAATGTACTCAAAGGCAAACCGCTTAAAGCGTTCATGTACCAAGACCATCAGTCGCATATCCAAGTGCACATGCTGTTGTTGCAAGACCCAATAATTCAGCAGTTCATTGGTCAGAACCCCCGTGCTCCAGCCATCCAAGCGGCGCTTACTGCGCACGTTGCAGAGCACGTTGGCTACATGATGCGTCAGAAGATTGAGCAACAACTGGGTATGCCACTGCCACCCGAAGACGAGAAGTTGCCACCGAACGTGGAGATTGCTTTGTCTGCAATGATGGCGCAAGCGGCACAGCAAGTGCTCATGCAAGATCAAGCCAAAGCCGCACAGATGCAGGCTCAACAGCAAGCACAAGACCCTGTGGTTCAGATGCAGTTGCAAGAGTTGCAAATCAAGCAGGGCGAGTTGGAGTTGAAGAAGCAGAAGTTGATGATAGATGCAAGCATCGCCGCCGACAAGCAAGAGTTGGAAGAGCAAAAAGTCAGTGGTCGTTTGGAACTTGACGCTCTTAAGGTGGGCGCACAAATCAACGAAAGCAAAACCAAATCTCAATTTGAGCAAGAACGTGCCGGTATTCAGATGGGCGCTGACATTGCCAAGAACAAAGCTCAAATGGAATTGCAAGCACGTACTACAGCGTTACAACGCAACCAACCCAAAACGGAACCTAAATCATGATTCAAGACTTCGCACGCGTTTTGCGCGAAAAAATACGCACCGACATGAACAACTACGCTGACGATTTGTCAGGTGGGGGTTGTCGCACATTTGAAGAGTATCAAAAACTTTGCGGGGTTATTCAGGGTCTGGCCCTCGCAGAGCGTTATCTCCTTGACCTTGCACAGAAAGTTGAACAATCCGATGAGTGATCTTGATCTTTCCCCCGGTGCTTTTGCACTGCCTGAACCCATCCAACCTTTGGATGCACCTGAACCTGAAATTAGTGATGAGCAGAAGGCCACGCAACTCCCAATCCCAACAGGTTGGAAGATTCTTTGCGCTGTGCCCGACATCTCTGAACGTATCGACGGTACAAGTCTGGACTTAGTCCGGCCTCTTGAAAGCATGCGCCAAGAAGAAACAGCGACCACTGTGTTGTTTGTTTTAAAAGTTGGCCCAGATGCGTACAACGACACCGCCAAGTTTCCTAACGGAGCATGGTGTAAAGAGGGCGACTTCGTGTTAGTACGTACTTACTCCGGCACAAGATTTAAGATCTTTGGCAAGGAGTTCCGTCTCATCAACGACGACCAAGTTGATGCTGTTGTGCAAGACCCTCGCGGCCTGACCCGCGCTTGAAAGGAAGAATATGGCTGACCCATACAAATTTCCCGACGAAGTTGAAGAAACTCCAGTAGGAAAAGACAGCGACAGTACTGAAATTGAGATAGAAATCGTTGACGATACCCCCCAAGAAGACCGTGGCCGCAAGCCATTGGATCGTAATGTGGATGATCCCTCTGACGATGAACTCGATACGTACTCTGATGGCGTTAAAAAGCGCATAAAAGAGCTAACACACGCCCGTCATGACGAGCGCCGTGCCAAAGAAGCCCTCGCACGCGAAAAACAAGAGCTAGAACGCATTACACAGCACATTTTGGACGAGAACAAGCGTCTAAAACAGCACGTAAGCACGGGTGAACAGACTTATTCTGAAACAATCAAGGCGGCAACACATGCCGAGCTTGAAAATGCCAAGCGTAAGTACAAAGAAGCATACGAAGCAGGTGATTCTGACGCTCTGTTGGAGGCACAAGAAGCCTTGACAGATGCCAAGATGCGTGTAGAAGCTGCAAAAAACTTTAAACCTACCCCTTTACAACAAGATGATAATGATGTACAAATCAGGTCATCTCCTCCACCCCGACAAGAGATCGACGATAAAACCTTGCGCTGGCAAGCAAAAAACCAGTGGTTCGGTCAACCGGGGTATGAAGAATTAACCAGCTTTTCTCTAGGGCTGCATCAAAAACTAGTGAACTCGGGGGTAGACCCTCGCTCTGACGAATATTTCGAGCGCATTGATGCTCGCATTAAATCAACTTTTCCAGAAGTATTTGGAAGGGAAGAAAAGCCTAAATCGGTTGATGGCTCTAAAAAAGCTGCAACAGTAGTTGCTTCCGCGACTAGGTCGTCTGGGGTACGAAAAGTTGAAATGTCGCCAACGCAAATCGCCTTGGCTAAAAAATTTGGATTGACCCCACAGCAATACGCTGTTGAATTAGCAAAATTGGAGAAACAAAATGGCTGATACTATTGACCGCATCACACGTGACTTGAAAACACGCGATAAATCTGTTCGTGCGGTATACGTACCCCCGAGCAACTTGCCCGATCCGACACCTGATCCAGATTACACGTTTCGCTGGGTAGCGACTCATGTGCTAGGTCAGCCATTAGCCAACAACGTGTCTTTACAGATGCGTGATGGTTATGAGCCGGTGAAAGCAGTGGATCATCCAGAATTGGCTTTGTTTGGTAACAACGCAAACGGCAATGTGGAAATTGGTGGGCTGATGCTTTGCAAAGCCCCCAAAGAACGCGTTGAAGCCCGCGCTGAGTATTACAACAAGCAAGCTCAAAACCAGATGGATTCAGTTGACAATCATTTCATGCGAAATAGTGACCCTCGGATGCCCTTGTTTGCTGACCGCAAGTCAACAACAAGTCGCGGATCAGGGTTTGGTTCTGGTTCTAAATAATTTATAGGAGTCTTTATGGCTTATCCTACAGTCTCGGCCCCTTACGGTCTAAAGCCTGTAAACCTAATAGGTGGACAGGTATTCGCGGGTTCAACCCGTTTGATGCAAATTGCTAGTGGTTACGCTACTAACATTTTCTACGGTGATTTGGTAAAACGTATCTCTGACGGAACTATCGAAAAAGACGCGGGCACAGCAACCGCCACTCCTTGCGGTATTTTCTTAGGTGTTCAGTTTACCAACGGTTCAACTGGTCAAGTCCAGCAACAACAGTTTTATCCAGCAAGTCAGGCTATCAAGTCTGGCACGCAGATTTTTGCTGTGGTCGCTGATGATCCTGACACATTGTTCCAAGTAGCTGTTGTGTCTGGCACGACTGTTATTACCGGTGTTGGCATTTCCGCCATCGGAAATAACGCCGAGTTGGTTCAGAACGCCGGTAGCACCACGACAGGTAACTCTGCCGTAGCTATTTTGGCAACGACTGCAACAACCAACACTCTGCCTATTCGTATCATTGACGTAGTTCGGGACACCGCCACTGCTGCTGATAACTTCCCTGAAGTTATTGTCAAAATCAATGCGACTATGCATCAGTACAACAACGCAACTGGCGTATAAGGAGCTAAATCATGGCTATTTCCCGCGCACAACTACTTAAAGAACTGCTCCCCGGCTTGAACGCTTTGTTCGGCTTGCAGTACGCTACTTACGGCGAAGAGCACAAAGAAATCTACGAAACAGAGAAATCTGAGCGTAGCTTTGAAGAAGAGACAAAACTGTCTGGCTTCTCTGCGGCTCCTGTCAAGAACGAAGGTTCTGCCATTGCTTATGACAATGCGCAAGAAGCGTTCACGGCTCGCTACAACCACGAAACCATCGCCTTGGGTTTCTCAATCACTGAAGAAGCGGTTGAAGATAACTTGTACGACAGCTTGTCTGCTCGCTACACCAAGGGTCTGGCTCGTGCTATGGCTTACACCAAGCAGGTTAAAGCTGCATCCGTCTTAAACAACGGCTTCACAGGTGGTGTTTATGCTGGTGGTGATGGTGTTGCTCTGTTCTCTACAGCGCACCCATTAGTCTCTGGTGGTACCAACAGTAACCGTCCTTCAACCAACTCTGACTTGAATGAAACATCGTTGGAAAACGCTGTGATTCAGATCGCTGCTTGGACTGATGAGCGTGGTCTGTTGATCGCTGCTAAACCTAGAAAACTCGTTGTGCCTCCAGCACTTCAGTTCGTTGCTACTCGTTTGCTCGAAACCAACCTGCGTGTTGGCACTGCCGACAACGACATCAACGCGTTGAAGAACAACGGTTCTATCCCTGAAGGTTACACAATTAACCACTACCTGACAGACACCAATGCTTGGTTCTTGTGCACAGACGTTCCTAACGGCCTGAAGCACTTTGAGCGTATGGCCTTGACTACTGGCATGGACGGTGACTTTGATACAGGTAACGTTCGTTACAAAGCCCGTGAGCGTTACAGCTTCGGCTTCTCTGATCCACTGGGCGTCTTTGGCTCCCCCGGTTCAACCTAATATTTCTTCGGAAATATTTTAAAAGGGGCCTTGTGCCCCTTTTTCTTTTGGTGTATATTGCTTTCAATCCGGGCTTTCCGGTGCGTCAAACTGTCCCGGCAGACAACATACTGATTGATGCACTTAACTTGTATGTAAGGATCCATCATGGCACGTACTTCTTTTTCGGGCCCCGTCAGGGCTGGCTATCAGGGCGGTACCGCCGCCGCACAACAGCCGCTTACCCCCACAACCATCAATACTGGTACTGTAATTCCAGTTGATGAGGGAACGGCAACTTCTGGCTTCTATTCCCGTGTAATGCCAACCACAGGTTTTGGCTCAAGCGACTACATAACCCCCGGTGAGGCTTTTTCTGTATTTGGACGTGTCCAGTGCGGCGCTCCTTTTTCCGTAGCTCCTTCTACTACTTTTAACCACATGGCGGGTACAGTAGGTGAATTTGCAGTTATTGGTACATATGCCAACAACGGCTTAATGGCGGGTGTGATGGGTATTATCAATACCAACACTTTGTCTGGCGATGCTGCTGTGATGGCCTTTATGGATGGCGACTCTGGTTTAACAACTGCCCGCGCAGCGTTTGGCGTTGCTATGGCTCAAACCACAGCCGGTTCCGGTTTTGAGTATGGTATTGACTTGAAGATCCAAGACCCCGTTCTTGATGGTGGTGGCCCTTCTAGCGTCTTTCCTTACTCCAAAGCCAACATCCGCATGGAAGATGATGTTGTGGTGATGGTTAACACAGGCGTTCCTGTTGACGGTACAACGGGTGACAACTTTGCTGGCCCCGGCTCTATGTACATTGACAGCACCAATGCAAACCTTTACATCCAGACGGGCGTAATTACTAGCCCAGTTTGGAAATTAGTTACTCGCGCTGCCTAATGTTGACTCATAAAGATCCAGAAGTTCAGGCAATGCTTGGGCTTTTGGAAAGTCAAAGAGATCACGCTATGGGAATCGTAGCGGCAATGGCAAAGGAAAATGCGGAGTTAAAAGCCCGCATGTTAGACGCACCAAAACCGGAGCAACAACATGACGATGCAGTATGACGTAAAGTCGTATCACAACACAGTATCAGGCGTGGCTGTTCCTTATCGCACGCGTTTGAAAGGGATGGTAATCTCCCCTTCGGCTACTTCTACGTTGAACGTTGCATTTGCCAACAATGTTCCAGAGTTGGCTACGTACACCATTCCCGGAACTACTGTTTGTACAGTAACGTACGCTAATCACGGGTTGGCTGTGGGTGACAGGGTGGTGCTTAATTTCACTACAGGTTCAGCAGTTCCAGACGTTTATACCGTTGTAACTGCGGCAACTAACACGTTTACTGTGACTACAGCCGTGTTAACCACCAGCGGTAATGTGACAATGTACCAAGACGTATTAGCTGAAATTGATTGCGCTACGGGAACAGCGTTTTATACCCTTATCCCCGGCGAAGGCGTATTAGCCTCTGTAGGAATTTATACGTTCCTCCCGTCTGCCACGGTAACAACGACCATATTTTACGGATAGGACGGCATCATGGCAATGCAATATGACGTTAAGTCCTCCCACGTAACAACGTCTAAAACAGTGACGGATTATGCCGTTCGGCTTAAATCTATTACGGTGTTCCCAGCTTCAGCGTCTGTACGTAATATGGCAGTGGCTGATCCCACAATTTTTAAGACAGGCACATACGCTAGGCTTGCGGCAAGCACCACAGTTACCGTCACTATTACGGCTCACGGCTTGACTACAGGCGATAGAGTCTTTATGGACTTTACTACTGGTACGGCAGTGGATGGGGTCTATGCGGTGACTGTAACAAACGCAAACGTCTTTACGGTAACAACTGCAGCGAGCACTGCAACTAGCGGAGCCATAACGTTTTATAGTAGTATCTTGTTAGAGCTTGACACGTTCAACATTGTTGGTTTGCCGGTGTTAATTCCCGGTGAAGGCATCTATTGCAAAAACGGTATGTTTGTAGGTGTTGGCGGTTCTGTAACAGCAACGGTGTTTTATGGCTAAAAAGAAAGGCCCTGTCTTATCCATTGGAAGAGGTGAGAAATTGCCAATATCCAAGGGGGCGGGCTTGACTGCCAAAGGTCGTGCTAAGTACAACGCTGCTACGGGTAGTAACTTGAAGGCCCCACAGCCACAAGGCGGTAAGCGCAAGGACTCGTTCTGCGCACGCATGTCAGGTATGCCCGGCCCCATGAAAGACGAGAAGGGTAAGCCCACCCGTAAGGCGGCTGCTCTTGCAAGATGGAAATGCTGATATGAAACAAGAGAACGTTGAAACCGTAAAGCATATAGCAGATGGCGTTGCCGTTGTTACGGCTGTTGGTACGATGATGCAACTACTTCCTTCGGTTGCCGCACTGTTTACGATTGTGTGGACAGGTATGCGGATCACTGAAATGATTGCGGGTAAACCTTTTGCTGAGTTAATTCGCAGGAAAAAAGATGCCGAGTAGTTCTAAAAAACAACACAACTTCATGGCGGCAATAGCGCACAACCCTGCGTTTGCCAAGAAGGTTGGAATACCGCAAAGCGTCGGAAAAGATTTTGACGAAGCGGATAAGGGTAAGAAGTTTGGTTCTGGCGGGCGTACCCGTCCAGATGTTCAGAAGGTGAATAAGTCTAAAACCGATCACGGAAAAATGACTTTTTTTAAAGAAGGTGGTGATACTATGGCTTCAAAAATGAATCCCGGATTTATGGCAATGATGGCTAAGAAAAAAGCCGGAGCTAAATCAGAAATGCCGATGAAAAAGATGGCTGGTGGCGGTATGCCCATGAAAGACGGTAAACCCGCCTTCATTGGTGACGGCAAAGGCATGAAACACGGCGGTATGGCCAATGGCGGCTCTGCTTCCAAACGCGCTGATGGCGTTGCTACAAAAGGCAAAACCAAAGGCACGATGGTTGGCATGAAAATGGGCGGCAAAGCCTGCTAAGACGTCATCATGGCAACCGTAAAACCCACAGGTAACGTAGTTAAGTCTTTAAAGAAGGCTGGGTTTTACGGTGCAAGTGAACCCAAACGGCTGGCTATTATTAACAAAGTTACAACCAAACCCCAGCGGATAAAGATGGTTGATAAAATGTTTTTAGCCAAGAAAGTTAAAGGCGGTACAAAATGATGGCCAGTCGCGGTATGGGGGACATCTCCCCCTCTAAAATGCCCAAGGGCGTCAAGAAAGCCCGGCGGGATGACACTGACTTTACCCAGTATAAAGAGGGCGGGAAGGTGAATGCGGCTGGCAATTACACAAAGCCAAGTCTTCGCAAGAGGATCGTGTCTCAAGTAAAAGCCGCAGCAACGCAGGGTACTGGTGCAGGTCAGTGGTCAGCGCGTAAAGCTCAGCTTGTTGCCAAGAAGTACAAGGCGGCAGGCGGGGGTTACCGAGATTGAAAGCGCCTCAAAAATCATTGAAGGATTGGGGCGACCAAAAATGGAGAACTAAAAGTGGTAAAAAATCTTCTGACACTGGTGAAAGATACCTTCCAAGCGCTGCGATTAAAAGCCTCAGTCCTGCTGAGTACGCTGCAACAACGCGTGCGAAACGTGCTGGCAAAAAAGCCGGAAAACAATTCGTAGCGCAACCAAAGACTATTGCAAAGAAAACTGCGGGGTTTAGATAATGCCTACTTATGTTGATTACTACGGACAGCCTACAAAAAGTGAAGCCGTTGCTGCCGAAGCCATGCGACGTAACGAACGAGATTTAGCACGGGCGCAAGCTGAAGGTAAAGCGGTTGGCGTTGATTATTTTGGTCAGCCTACTACAGACCCCCGAGCAATCGAACGCGCCTCCGAAAGAAATATTAGAGACGTTATGCGTGAGGGCGGGGGTGGCGGGAAAGCTAAAGTTGACGAAGACTTAAATGCTGGCGCATCCGCTATGAAGCGTGGTGGTAAAGTATCTTCCGCTTCTTCTCGTGCCGATGGCATTGCCCAACGCGGTAAAACCCGTGGAAAGATTAGCTAAATGACCACTTCAGGAACCGCAGCGTTTAATCTCGACCTTAATGAGTTGGTTGAGGAAGCGTTTGAACGCGCTGGTTCAGAGTTGCGCACGGGCTACGACTTACGTACAGCACGTCGTTCATTGAATTTGATGTTTGCTGATTGGGCAAACCGTGGTGTCAACATGTGGACGTTTGAGCAGGGGACAATTAACCTGACTCCGGGTCTAAACAACTACGCATTGCCCGTAGATACAGTGGATCTACTTGAGCATGTGATTCGCACGGGCGCGGGTAACGTGTCTACGCAATCTGATCTGACAATCACACGTATCAGTGTTTCTACTTACGCCACGATCCCCAACAAATTGCAACAAGCCCGACCGATTCAGGTGTGGTATCAGCGTTTGGATGGCCAGACTTCTTCTATTGGCACCACGCTTAACGGCGGGATTCTATCTACAGATACAACAATTACGTTGACATCTACCGCAGGGCTTCCAGCCACGGGCTTTTTGTTGATTGAGTCTGAGACTATTCAGTACGGCTACATCTCTGGTAACGTGCTTTACAACTGCTTCCGTGGGCAAAATGGTACAACTGCCGCACCCCACTCAACTGGCGTGGCTGTGTACACGCAGAATCTGCCCTCTATAACCGTCTGGCCAACCCCAGACAATACCGCAACGTATCAGTTTGTTTACTGGCGCATGCGCCGTATTGATGATGCAGGTGGCGGCATACGCACAATGGATGTACCTTTCCGCTTCCTGCCTTGCATGGTGGCGGGTTTAGCCTATTACTTGGCGCTGAAGATTGAAGGAGGCGCTGAGCGCTTGCCTGTCTTGAAGCAACAGTACGATGAAGCTTGGCAGTTGGCCGCTGATGAAGATCGTGAGAAGGCTTCGGTTCGTTTTGTTCCGAGGCAAATGTTTATTGGTAGTGGTACGTAAATGGGCAATCGGTTTGCTTCTGGCAAGAACAGTATCGCCATGTGCGATAGGTGTGGCCAACAGTTCAAACTAACGGCTTTGAAAAAAGAAGTCATCAAGACAAAGCTTTACAATTTGATGGTGTGTAATGTGTGTTGGGATCCCGATCAGCCGCAGTTGCAGTTGGGTATGTACCCAGTGGATGATCCACAGGCTGTGCGTAACCCGCGCAGGGACACAACATACGTTACCGCAGGCGTAAACACTGCTGGCTATGTGACTGGCGGTTCTAGAGATATTCAGTGGGGTTGGAACCCTGTTGGTGGGTCAAGCAGTTTTGATAGTGTGTTAACGCCAAACTACTTGGCATTAGGCGTACAAATTGGTACAGTAACGATACAAATAGGAGTCTGATATGGACAAGAAAGATTTAGCCCAAGACAAGAAGATGATTAAGTCTGCTGTCGGCAAGCACGAGAAAAACATGCACCCCGGCAAGAAGCCTACAAAGCTTGCTAAGGGCGGTAAGACCAATGAGATGATGATGCAGTATGGTCGCGGTATGGCTAAAGTTAAAAATCAGGGGAAATAACATGGCCAAGATTAACAATCTACCCGCTTCTGCATACGCCAAGCCCCACACTATGAGTGGTAAGCCTGTAGGCATATCTGAGAACCCCGGCACGCCCCCAAACCGCAGTAAAGCTGACACCGTTAATATGTCTATTGGCAACATCAGCAAAGCTGCTGGTAACGAAACCACTAAGACATCCGGTATCGTCACCCGTGGTAACGG